CAACCTCTTTTAATCTTCTCCGAACAAAAAGTGGTAGAGTTTAATCCTAACCATGTAATTTACAACGTATCAGTTGCACAAGAGATAAAAAACAAGTATAATGAGATATACGGATCAGGAATTGTCCTGCCACCGACTCAAGGCATTATTACTTAATGAAATTTTATACGCATTTTTCTAAACTCGGCAACAACATTCTTGTTCGTGGATACAACAACGGCAAACGATTTACCGATAAGGTCGAATACAATCCAACGTTATATCTACAATCTAAAGATGGTGATTATCGAACATTAGATGGCCAATCGCTTGCGGCAGTATCGCAAGGCACAATGCGTGACGCAACAGAGTTTATGAAACGTTATGAAGATGTTGACAACTTCAAAGTGTATGGCTCAACAAACTTTCCATACGTTTATATCAATGAAGCGTATCCAGGCAAATTAGATTATGATCCAGACCAAATTAAGATTGCGAACATCGACATTGAGGTTGGTTCTGAAAATGGTTTTCCTGAACCTGCATCTGCGAGTGAGCCAATCACTGCAATCACATTTAAGATATCAGGACACTTCTATGTGTTTGGCTGTGGTGACTATGATAACTATCGTGATGATGTAACATACATGAAGTGTCGTGATGAAAATAATCTCATCATGCGCTTTCTTGACATGTGGGAAGAAACATCACCAGACATTGTGACTGGTTGGAACATTCAATTCTTTGATATTCCATATCTGAACAATCGTATCACAAGACTCATGGGCGACAATACTGCAAAGCGTCTATCACCATTCCGTAGAATCGGTGAACGTACAACTACGATTCACAACAAACAACAAGTAGCATTCGATTTGGTGGGTATTGCTATTCTTGATTACATTGAATTGTACAAGAAGTTTACATACTCACAGCAAGAAAGTTTTAGTCTCAATCACATTGCGTATCTAGAACTTGGTGAGAAGAAACTTGACTACTCTGAAGTTGAAAGTCTACATCAGTTATATCGAACAAACTTTCAAAAGTTTATTGAGTACAACATCCATGACGTTGAACTTGTGGATCGTATTGATGCTAAGATGCAATTGATTGATATGGCGCTTGCCCTCGCATACGATGCTAAAGTTAATTACACCGATGTGTTTACTCAAGTACGCATGTGGGATACTTTGATTCATAACGAACTGATTGAACAAAAGATTATTGTTCCACAGAATGTTCGCACACCAAAAGACGAACAGTATGCTGGCGCTTATGTGAAAGACCCAATCGTTGGTATGCAAGAATGGGTTGTGTCATTTGACTTGAACTCATTGTATCCACACTTGATTATGCAGTACAATGTTTCACCTGAAACAATTGTTGAAGGTCGCCACACAAGTATCTCTATTGATAATTTGCTAGATGGTGAGTATCAAGCACAAGGTGAATATTGCATGGCAGCCAATGGCCATTACTTCAAGCGTGACAAGCAAGGCTTCTTGCCTGCTATGATGCAACGCATGTATGATGATCGTTCATTGTACAAAAAGAAAATGATCGAGGCACAAAAGGCTTACGAAAAAGAAACTGATAAAGAACGTAAACGTGAAATAACAAATCAGATTTCAAAGTACAAGAACTTGCAACTCGCAAAGAAAGTACAATTGAACTCTGCTTATGGTGCACTTGGTAATCAATACTTTAGGTTCTTTGACATTCGCCAAGCAGAGGCAATTACTCTGTCTGGTCAACTAGCTATTCGATGGATTGAAATGAAGTTGAATAGTTATCTAAACAAACTATTGAAGACTAAGGATATTGATTATGTTATCGCATCGGACACGGACTCTGTATACGTCAATCTTGGTCCGCTGGTACATATGGTCTACGGATCGAAGAGTGAAACGAAAGTTGAAACGATTGTTGATTTCGTCAACAAAGCGTGTATCGAAAAATTCGAACCATTCATCGACAAGTCATACCAAGAACTAGCAGACTACATGAATGCATTCGACCAGAAGATGCAGATGAAGCGTGAAGTTATCGCAAACAAAGGCATCTGGACTGCAAAAAAACGTTACATTCTAAACGTGTACGATTCTGAAGGTGTTCGATTCGCAGAACCAAAGTTGAAGATGATGGGCATTGAAGCCGTTAAGTCTTCCACACCAATGTCATGCCGTGAGAAGATTAAAGAGTCTTTGAAGATTGTGATGAATGGCAATGAACAAGAGTTTCAATCTTTCGTTGAATTATTCAAACAAGAATTCAAAACTCTTCCATTCGAAGACATTGCATTTCCACGTGGTGTTAGTGACCTGTCTAAATATGTGAGCAGTTCGGAACTATATTCAAAAGGCACACCTATGCATGTGCGTGGTGCGATAATGTTTAATGCGTTTCTGAAAAAGTATAAACTGACTAAGAAGTATCAACTTATTCAGGATGGCGATAAGACTAAATTCTGTTACATGAAAGTTCCAAATCCCGTTCAAGAAAATGTGTTCTCTATATTGACTGTACTGCCAAAAGAATTCAATTTGGAAAAGTACATCGACTATGATACTCAATTTGACAAAGCATATCTTGATCCATTAAAAACAATTGTAAACACAATTGGTGGTTGGAAGACTGAACGTGTTTCTTCATTGGAGAGTTTTTTCGCATGACAACAAGAACAATACCCGCAGAATACCTAGCGTTTAGAAAAGAAGATGATTTTGGATTTAGTGCAGTTGACGAATCAACGTTAACTAGACTCACTGATCCAAATACATTAGAAGATACTATTCTCGTTAGAGAAACTGTTGAACAATCTTCAGAATCACTACACCGAGTAGAAGAGAAGTTAGACGCAATGTTGGCACTATACAATCAAGGTAAACTAGGACTTGATGCAGAACGCCAAAACATGAAATCAGAAGTGCAAGCAAATCTAAAAGAGTTAGAACAACTCATCATGCCTTTGCTAGTTAACTTGATGAAGAATCCAGAAAAAGAATATATCTATTGGCCTAATCGAACTTCAAAGATCCAAGATCAAATTGATAGGGTGTTGGCGTTGACTAGAGGATAATTATGCTATTCGCTTTGATTACATTATTGAGTGCGATATCTCTTTCTGCTATTGCCGCATACTATTCAGTCATTGGCTTGATGGCTATCTTTGCGGCTAGCCCAATACCAATTGCAATCATGGGTGGTGCGCTAGAGTTTTCTAAACTCATTGCCGCATCATGGGCATATAAGAATTGGAAAGTTGCTCCGAAATTTTTGAAATACTATTTCACAGTAGCAGTTATGATTCTGATGTTCATTACATCATTGGGAATTTTTGGATATCTTTCTAAAGCACATAACGATCAAAGTTTAGTGAGTGGTGATGTATCTGCAAAAATTGAAATGATCGATGAGAAGATTAAAGTTGAGAAGGATAATATTGATGTTAATCGCAAAACGCTCAAACAGATGGATGAAGCTGTGGACCAAGTTATGGTTCGTTCAACAAACGAAAAGGGTGCAGAAAAAGCGGCAAGTCTACGCAAAGCCCAACAGGTTGAACGTGGTCGCTTACTTAAAGAAATCGAAACATATAACAAGCGGGTGGCGACTCTTAATGAAGAACGGGCTCCTATCGCCGCCGAAATTCGTAAAGTGGAAGCAGAGGTTGGTCCGATCAAATATATTGCGGCGTTAATCTACGGAGATAGCATCGATTCTAGTTTACTAGATAAGTCTGTACGATTCGTTATTATTCTTTTAGTTCTTGTGTTTGACCCAATGGCAGTCTTGCTTGTTATTGCAGGAAACTTTTCTTTGAGACAAATAGCAAAAGAGAAAGAAGAGAAGTCTGGTGGATATCAAGTTGATATTCCAACCAATGAAGTTGAACCAAAACAAAAAAGAAGACAAAGAAAACGAACGCCAGATCAATCTATTGGCGATGAAAATTTGAATGCGACACTCATTGAACCTATACCAATGACGAAAGAAGAACTGGAAGATTTTAAACGTAAATACACTAGGGATGGCAGATCAAAATTTGCAGAGTTTGCAGAAAGATAATTTATGAAAATTGGTTTTAATTGTTCGTCATTTGATTTATTTCATGCTGGTCATGTGACGATGTTGAAGATGGAAAAAAAGTTGTGTGACTATTTGATTGTTGCGTTACAAGTTGATCCTACTGTAGATAGACCTAGTACAAAAAATAAACCTGTACAATCGGTATATGAAAGATATGTTCAATTGCAAGCGTGTAAGTATGTGGATGAAATTCTTGTCTACCATACCGAAGAAGACTTAGCTAATCTGATTATGACGCAAACAATGCACATAAGATTTCTTGGCGAAGAATACAAAAATAAAGACTTTACCGGTAAACAGTATTGCATTGAGAACGGAATTGAGTTATACTATCATGTGAGAAATCATAGTTACAGTACATCAGAACTCCGTCAGCGTACCCATGATTTAGAAGTGCAAAAGAAAAGCGAACCTGATGTTAGTGAATATGAACAGCATTCGCCAAAGTTATTAAACAAATATTATGAAGGAAAAACACAATGAGCAATTTTTTTACAGATTTAGTTGACCAATTGAAAGATGAAGACACAAAGATTTTATCTGAAGGTGGTGCATCTGCTGAGTATAGTGGATGTATTGATACGGGTTCATATGCATTGAATGCTGTTCTATCAGGTAGCATCTATGGCGGTGTGCCTAACAACAAAGTGACTGCATTCGCTGGTGAATCGTCAACTGGTAAAACATTCTTTGTGCTTGGGATTGTTAAACAATTTCTCGATGCAAATCCCGAAGGCGGTGTTATCTACTTTGATACAGAAGCCGCAGTTACAAAACAAATGATGGAATCCCGTGGTGTTGATACTAAG